CAACACATCTACATTCGCGCTTCCAGCCTCGCTATTTTGCGTATCTTGCGAAATATCGATTGCTTGAAGAACAGTTCCACTTGTTGTCAAACCAGATACACTGTAGTCCAATTGAACTTCAGAAATACCAGTTTGAGTAGATCCTGTTACGTTTGTTATTGCAAAGTTTTTAAAGATGTCAGCTACCGCAAACGCTCCATCAGAGTCGATCGAGTAAACTACATTCGGGTCATCAATTACATTAGCGATAATATCACTAGCTGCAATTCCACCCGGATAGTGGTTTTTAAACGTCGGCTTCTGAGAAGTAGGGTCTGTGTAGAACACTCCGTTAAAAACGCCTATGACTTTATCGGAAGTAGCAGCAACTGCTCTTTCGATTCCGCCACCAGTTACAGGTTTGACCAAGTCACCTTGGAAAATTGCAGTAGCATAACCACTTGCAATTCTGTATCTGTTTTGTGCGTTAATAAATGGAGAGCCATCTAACTTTCTTACTGGTCTAAGACCGTATTTTTCAGCTACATTAGCCATAGTTGTTTTCTCCTTTTATTGTTTACTTTACTTTGGAGTGAATATTCCCAAATAATTAGGATTTGTTTCCACCACCAAAAGTTACGCGAGATTGTCGACTAATATTCATCGGCATCTCCGGTCGTTGTTCCTTAAGCGCATCGTTGTCCACCGCGTCTACTCTATCTTGAGTAATTTTTTTGAAATACTCGGCACGGCTTTTTGCAATCTCTTCAGGTATCCTTCCCAACACAAGGCCAGCAACCCCGATCAAACCTGCGTAAGTTCCCTGAGCTATGACTGGGTATCCATGATCACCAAGTTTATTTTTTATTTCCTCGGCTCTCACAAACTCCCACCCTTCTCTCATTTTCTTAGATACATTAGCTGTATCTTGGTAACCCATACTCTCGGTTCTTATCCATCTATGAACAAAACCGTCTGGCGCAGGTGGTGCATCCAGAGATGATGGTGGCGTCCAAGGCTTATTTC